TTACGGGCATCCAAAGGCATACCAGTTACTTTAGCAGCAGCCATTTCTTGACGTGAGTAACCAAAAGCGTTACCTAGAGTACGTACAGAAATGCTGTACTCTTTACCAGAGATGTCACCACGAGGAAGGTCAGTTGCCTTACCAGCGATAATGGCAGTCTCACCACGTTTGTCGTATGAACGGTAAGTGATAGTTTCAATACCTTCACCGCCTTCAGTGTTGCTTGCGAACAAACCACGGCCTTTAAGTTCTGGGTAAAGAACGTCATAGCTTTGAGCTTGGATGTGTTCTAGTTGACGTTGAAAGAAGATACCTTCGTCATCAGTTAAGTTTAGTGCTTCAGTTGCGTCTGTTAATACATAATCAACTTTTTCTGAATCCAACAACTCTTTATTAGTTGCTTCATCAATAGCATATGCTTTTACTGTCTTAGCCATTTTTAGTATTCCTAAATATTAGTTCAAGCAGACCACCATTGGCCTGCCAAGAAATTGTGATTATTATACGTCGATGCGAACTTTGAATACGTCACCAACTAGAGCAGCTTCTTCAGCAACAACATTGGTAGCAGCAACTACGTCACCAGCAACAGTATCTTTGCTAAACTCACCAGTAGTAATATCAACATGGACAGTATCACCAGCAGCTATAGCAGTAGAACCAGTCAGTACGATGTACAAGTAACCTTGACGAATCAGAGATACAGATTCAGTTTCTCGGTAAACAGTGTCGTTACCGGGAGAGGGACGAGAGCCAGCTTCATGGTTGTATTCACGTTGTGAGATAGCGTGTACTTTACCGCCAACAAGTGCGCCAGCAAGAGCAACACCGCGATCAACAGTACCAGCATCACGAGACATGGCTTTACCAAATCCAGCAGTAGCAGAAGTAAGAATACCAGTTTGAACTACGCGAGGGCCTGAATCAACCAAGTCACCAGCATAGCCGTTTGCAGTGTAAATATTAAAAGCTTGAGTAGTCATTTAAGATTTCCTAAATTTAAGGGTTAGTTACTTCTTAGCGTTACGGGCTATAGAAGCTAGACGGGCTTGTTCTACTTTATTGACAGGCTTAGCTTCTACTTTCGTATCTGCTACAGCTTGGCTTTTAAGTAACTTACCCATTGGAGTTTCGCCTTTAGAGGCATCAACCAGAATTTCAAACATAGCAGAAACATAAGCTTCGCTTTTGCTTGTTAAATCTTTCTCTGGCATTTGGTCTTCAACAACCATTCTTTCTATTTGTGCTACAGACTTATCACTAATGTCACGCATATCAGCAATCAACCTAGCATTTTCAATGGCAACACAGCGAGCGGTAACGCCCTCAGTAGCAGCCAGTTTAGCATCAGCTAGTTCAAGTTTAACTTTCTCAAACTCTACTTCAGCTTCATCAGATGTAACTTTAGCATCAGCTAGTGCAACCTTACCGGCTTCAACAGCATCTTCTAAAGCTTTGTGAGATTCAACAGACTCAGCAAGTTTAGCTTGTGTATCGGCCAACTCAACTTGACTTGCTTCAAAAGCATCTTCAAGTAGCACTTCAGCTTCATCAGAAATACGACAAGAAGAACCAGCACGACCTTTTGCAACAATGGCAATGTGGTTAGCTTTAATGTTACGTTGATAAAGTTTACCATCCACATCTTCAATGTCACAAGTGTATCCAGCAGACAACTCTTGAGTGCCATCTTCTAGCGTGTCGATAGCTTCTTTAGCAGTAAGAATTAAAGTACCGCCTAAAGTATCTTCATCACGTACAGGCATTCCTTCCAGCATACCAACTTGCAACTCTTTAGAGTTATCAACAGTCAGTGTTAGTGGGTTGCCTTCAGCATCTTTAGGATGGCCAATAGTTACAGGAGCGCTACGGAAAGTTGCCATAGAGTCTTCTGCGAATACGTCAGCTTCATCACGATATACTGTAACGATCTTGTTAGGTGCTTCATCAACTAACCCAAGTTGGGCTGCTGTATAAAGCTGAGTACCAGTACGAGCAAACTTACAAGGTACATGCATTTGGCCTGCATCTGTAAGAGTACGTTCACTAGGTACTTGAATGCGATCAGATAGTTTTATACCTTTAAGCATCTTTAGCTCCTGTAGTTAGTTTAATTTTATTTGGGTTAGTACCCACTTTGGCATCTTTATTAATGCAGCCATACTTTTGCATTTCTATAAGTCCAGACTCTTCGGATAACACACCTGTCTCAACTAAGCGACAAACATGTTCTGCGTAGTCTTTCTGACGTATGGCTTTCTGCCCAGCAGACTCTGGGAAGATACAGTTCCATTCGTACTTGAACTCTTCATCTTCTAGCCCATAGTGTGCAGCCATTAAGACATCTACTGTCTTAAGTCTTGGCACAAAGATGTCCTTGTGCAATCCTTGCAAAGTTTCAATATAGTTCACTAAGTCAGACTCACCTGTGGCATTCATACCGTCAGGTGATGCGCTTAGGAACCGAGTAGCAGGAATTGAAACAGATGCGGATACCATCTTCAAGTATTCCCAGATCAAATCCTTAACTCCTGAGAGCTGAATCTTCTTCTGTTCATACTCTTCAGTAGAATCTAGTATAGATACACCAAACACAGACTTGATACTTTTCCAATCACTAAAGCGATTGATCATTGCAGCTGTGCCGCTATCTGTTTCCAGAATATTAGCTAGGCCATCTACTTTAATTATATCAGTGTTAGCTTCCTGTACCATCTGTGCAGCAGCATAGCTAGTAGTGTGGAAGTTATCTATTTGTTTTGTTAGGGGTATTAGTACGCTATCACTATACCAAAGGTTTCTTTGACGTTCATAAACAGGCAACTCAGTACCTTCAAAGCGTATAAGGCGCTCTTTGTGTATAGGAGTTGGGTTGTTTACAAACTGATAGTGATCAGGCATACCAAAGGTTACGCTCATTGGTTTCTGGTCAATATCTCCAGTGGCCACAATACGTGTACGATCAACAACATGCATAGAACGTAGACATCCCGGCTTCAGATTTTTCCAATTAACAGGCTTATCTGTAGTCCGACCATCATCAATATCTAGTACGAGGAATGATGTACCATAAAGTCTAGCCCATTTATAGGCT